TGATGTTCTGTAAAAAAGTAAACATCCCATTCAAGATTCTGAGTTTCTCAGATGTCTATGGTGATGATACAAAAGAAACTGATGAATTCGGTTTCAGAACTGATACAGTCAGATTGTTAGAGTGGTTCTCAAGTGATATGTCTAAAGCATCATACCTCAGAGCAGGTAAAGTTTTCGGTGCAGTTTACAATGCAAAGAAAGCAGATGGTGTTTACGGATGGTTGACTGAGAAGAAATACAACGATGTTGTTGACTGGTTCGAAATTGACCATGAAGGTTTTGAGTACTATGACAACTATTCTAGTGACCTAGGTCTAAGAAACTTAGACTGGTGGACTCCAAGAAAACTTGGACTAGGTGGTACACCTCTTGATGCAAGTATTGTTTGGGCAAGATACACACTTCCTAAGTTACAAAAATCATGGGGTGTTGACCTAATGAATGCAACATTCATCACAGATGGTTACTCTCACCAGTATGAAGGATTTAATTTTGGTGGTAGCAGATATGGAAACGACAGATACATCACTGATAAATTTTCAAACAAAACTTACAAGTATGATGTTGGTTCAGAAAACGGGTTCCTTAGAACTTGTAACCTAATCGACTGGATGAAAACAGAGACAGGTACAAACGTCAATGGATACTTCATCTTAGGAAAGAAACAAGAATACAACAACCTTAAAGGTTGCATTAGTGATGGTTACTTCTCTTACTCACAAACTGATGCAGAGTGGAGAGAAATCAAGAAGCAAGGTTCAGTTATCCCATGTCACGGATATGGTAAACTGTTTGTTGCACAATCAAAAGTTTTAGAAGTCACTGGGGATGATGAACTCAATGATGAACTAGTCGGTGAGTCAAGAGCAAAGTTGACTACTGCATTCAAAAGAAATCAGATGAACAAGTCGACTTCTAGATACTTAATGAATCAATTTATACAGGAGATAGCATGAGAATAAACACAATAGATTTAACACCAGTGTATTACACTTCAACACCCACGATGAGTTTTGCAGATGCAATTCAAAACGTGGGGCCATCTCCTTGTGAGAAGTTCAAGTGTGATAAAGTAGATTCATGTGCAACGAAAGCTGAAGAGTGTTTTGCATTTAGAATTTGGGTTAACACTGGTAAGTTCAAAGAAGATAAACTACAAAGATTAATGAAACCTGTAAAATAGGGTTGACAATGGGTTACACTTTTTTGTATACTAATAACTGATGAGAAAAACTAACGGAGACTACATTATGGATAAAAGAAGTTACGATAGAAATGAGTCGATTGACATCAATGGGAAGATGTTTCATTTCACCCCCGACAGGAAGGAGTTCTTAGCAACTCTTACTGGCACATATCCCAACAAGACCTCTTTCACTGCAGAGGACTTGAAGAACCTTGGACATGTACCTTATTGGGTAAAGTCTGCAAGGTATGATTTTAGAGACAATGGTGTCTTTAATTTACAGGCAGTGATTGGTGGTTACACAGGAAGTTCTGTTCCAGTGTCTACAGTCAAAATGACTAAACCTAGTCAGACTAACGTAGGATTTAATTCACCAGTTGCAGTTGCAACTGAAGCATCTTCAATGAATATCATTGAGGACAATGTAAAAGTTATCCCCGAGAAGATGAGCAACTATGTTCCTTTTGGACATTTCAAAGATGTCAAAAGTATCATCAAGTCTAAAATCTTCTTCCCTATCTTTATCACTGGTCTAAGTGGTAACGGGAAGACATTGATGGTCGAACAAGTTTGTGCTCAACTCAAGAGAGAGTGTTACAGGGTCAACGTCACCATCGAGACTGATGAGGATGATTTGATGGGTGGACACACTCTCAAAGGTGGGGACTTAATGTTCAGAGAAGGCCCTGTCCTCAAAGCAATGAGAAAAGGTGCAGTCCTTCTTCTCGATGAAGTTGACTTGGGTTCTAACAAGTTGATGTGTTTACAATCAGTTCTTGAGGGTAAAGGATACCTAATCAAGAAGACTGGTGAGTATGTCCAACCTAAAGAAGGGTTTACTATCATCGGCACTGCAAACACTAAAGGACAAGGTTCAGATGATGGTAAGTTCATCGGGACTCAGTTGATGAATGAAGCAATGTTGGAAAGGTTTGCAATTACTATGCAACAAGAATACCCACCATTGGTTACTGAGAGAAAAATCGTTGAGAAAGAAATGGCTCTCAATGGTCACGAGGTTGACAAAGAGTTCGTTGAGAATCTTGTTGACTGGGCATCAGTTATTAGAAAAACTTTCTATGAAGGTGCAATCGATGATGTCATTACCACAAGAAGGTTGGTTCACATCGTCAATGCATGGAAAATGTTTGGTGACAGAATGAAGTCAATCGAACTATGTATCTCAAGGTTTGACGAAGAAACTAGAGATAGTTTCCTAGACCTCTACACTAAGGTTGACGGAGGAGTCAACCTAGGTGACGGAGATTATGAAAACCCTATTGACTCAAATGAAGTTTAATAGTACAATGTCAGTACCTATGAAAATAACAGACATAGAATACAAGTACAATGAGGGAGAACTCTTAAAGGAGTTCTCTCAGTACATTGACAAAACATACGACCAACACTACAGCTTGAACAAGTATCAATCTACTGAGTTTATTATAGACAGTGGTCATGGTGAAGGTTTCTGTATCGGGAACATACTTAAGTATGCACAAAGATATGGTAAGAAGAACGGAAAAAACAGAGCAGATATCTTAAAGGTTATGCACTATGCTTTGTTTATGTTGCATGTGCATGACCGAGAAATTAATATGGAGAAAGTGAAAAATGAAGTTATCTAATCAAACCAAAGATATCCTCAAAAACTTTGCAACCATTAACAGTGGTATCAAAGTGTCAGAAGGCAATGAGATTAAAACAATCTCTGCAATGAAGAATGTTCTTGCAAGAGCATCGGTAAGTGAAGAGTTCCCACAAGGGTTTTCTATCTACAACCTACAAGAGTTCTTGGGTGCAACTTCTTTATTGGAAGACCCCGATTACCAATTTAACGAGACGAATTTGAGTGTGTCTGATACAGACTCATCTATGTCTTACTTCTATGCAAGTGAAGGAATGGTTATCACACCCGAGAAAATGGTGACCATGCCCGAGACTGAAATAGAATTCAGTATCACTGCAGACTTATTACAAGACTTGCAGAAGGCAGCAAGTGTACTGGGTGTAACAGATTTAATCCTAGAATCGGATGGAACTAATCTTACACTTACAGTGAGAGATAAAAAGAATTCAACATCGAATGCATTTTCTAGAATCGTTGGACAAGGAAATGGTAAAAAGTTCGAGATGTATTTCAAAATTGAAAATCTAAAAGTACTACAAGGTAACTATGATGTTGCAGTATCTTCTAAAGGTGTATCACACTTTAAGAACAAAGACATCGACCTTGAATATTTTATTGCATTAGAACCCGATTCAAAATATGACATCTAATATAAATAGTATTAAGACGAGAATAAGTGTGAGTGTTATGCCAGTCTCTGTAATACCCACGGGAGTCACTATATCTCATCAAACCTCTAGGGTTAGTGACACAGTAAACTCGGTGGGGAGTTTACACCTATGAATCAAGAATTTCTATGGGTAGAAAAGTACAGACCCAAATCTATTGAGGAATGTATTCTACCCGAATCAATCAAACAAAGTTTCCAAGAGTTTGTTGGACAGAATCAGATACCGAATCTTTTATTGAGTGGTACAGCAGGAGTCGGCAAGACAACAGTTGCAAAAGCTTTATGTAATGAACTAGGTGCAGATTTTATCGTCATAAATGGTTCAGATGAGGGAAGACTTATCGAAACCTTACGAGTTAAAATCAAGAACTTTGCATCAACAGTATCTTTATCGAATTCCCCAAAGGTAGTCATACTGGACGAAGCAGACTACATCAATGCAGATTCTGTTCAACCCGCTCTTAGAAATTTTATTGAAGAATTCAGTAACAACTGTAGATTTATATTCACTTGTAATTACAAGAATAGAATCATTGCACCATTACACTCAAGATGTGTAAACATTGATTTCAAAATTACAAACGATGATAAACCAGTTCTTGCATCACAGTTCATGAAACGTGTGGAGAATATACTAGGTGACGAACAGATTAAGTTTGAACCACCAGTAGTTGCAGAATTGATATTCAAGTTCTTCCCCGATTTCCGAAGAGTGTTGAATGAACTACAAAGATACAGTGTGGCAGGTGTAATTGACAGTGGAGTATTGTCAACACTTGCAGATGAAAAATTAACACCACTAATATCATGCATCAAAGAAAAAAGATGGGGTGACATGAGAAAGTGGGTAGGACAAAATTCAAATCAAGACTTCTCAGTGTTATTCAGAAAAGTATTCGATGCACTTGAAAAACGATTAATACCCGAATCAATTCCAGCAGCAGTGTTAGTGATTGCAGACTATCAATATAAGAATGCATTCTCAGCAGATGCAGAGATTAACTTTGTTGCATGTATGACAGAACTCATGACTGAGTGTAAATTCAAGGAGTAACTATGGGAGAATTTGACTATAAAGTAGAAAGACAAAGACGTTTATTGATAGCTGAAGAAATGAGAGATACAGTTACACAGATACACGTCCACAGTTTAAACTCAATGTGGTATGATGACA